AAGTACAGGGCAATGTCGGTACAATGACCTCGATGGGAACAGAGAACTTAACCTATTCCTCAGTTCTACCAGATCAATCATTTCTCATAGGAGTAAACTCTGCGTATAACTACATAGATTTGGATGGAACAGATGCGTATGTGAATACAAATAACGATTTAGAAAGTTGGGTTGAAAGTGCAGATAAGTCATTTTCTGTGTGGATTAAAAATGATGGAAACACAAGTGTCTCAAGAATTTTTAATGTAGGATTAGATGATACAGGTAATGCGTCAGCTTTTGCACTTGGATTAGCTGATAGCACCTCTAATAAACCATTTTATTTTTTTAGAGAATCAGATGGTAGTCCATTAAAATTTGAATTTGGAGATGTATTAAACACTACAGATTGGTATCATTTTGCTATTGTTATTGATGGTACTGCTAATGAAGCATATGTATATCAAAATGGTATTTTAAAGAAAACTCAAACAGATGTTGGTGAACCATCTCAAGTAACTGATAAAACTGCAAAAATTGGAGTAGCTTGGTATGATGCTACTCAACAACTTTTTAATGGTCAAATTGGTCAAATGGCTATCTGGAATAAAAATTTAAATAGTGATGTTGGCTCAATACATAACGCAGGTAGGCACACTAATCTCTTAGATGACTACTCAGATAATTGTGTAGCATATTATGCTTTTGGAGCATTGGATAGCAAAACAGGACTTGCAGACACAGATAGCACTATATACGATAGAAGTGGTCATAGTATGCATGGTACAACAGTTGGTACTGCCACAGGAGACTTAAAATCACCACCAAACGCAGAACCTAATGGCTATGAAAAAGGTGATACAAATCGTTCAACAACAAAACCTTAAAGGAATGAATTATGAGTGAAGAAACAAATAGATGGTCTGATGACTATAGTGGTCGTTGGGCAGGTAGGGCATATATGATAGTGCCTGTAGCAGATATTAATAATGCACAGCAAGAAGATGGTACAAACGCATTAATAGATAATGCTATACAATCTGGAATCTCTACATTAAGAAAGAACAATGGAGATGGTGGAGATAGTTCTAAAGCACTATTGAAGTTTGCCTGTGATAATGATGCAGACAATGATCCAGATGTATTTGACTCTTATACTAAATACTCTCATGCACAGATTATGACTGAGTTGGCTAAAAGTGAGTGGACTACAGAAATTGAATAAAAAATGTGCTTGTATCTTTTTTTGTATTTGCAATAACAAGGGTAATAGTCTTGCAGAATTTGCTGTTACAATGGCTATCATGGCTACTTTGGCTACTACCGCAGCTCCTGCTTTTAGTCGTATCGGTGAAGGTGCTAAAGCAAAACAAACAAGAGCCAATCTTGAAAAGATTACTAAAGCATCTTCCATGTGGTACAACCAACAAGTTGAAGTAAATGGTATGGGAAGGTTTCCCAGTCAGGCACATAGAACAAGCAGTATTGGAGTTTTAGTAGATGATAATAACAACAGAAGAATCGAAATAGAGGAATTAGCAGATGCAGAATTTGTACCAGTATTTGATGACACGAGTTTTTTACACTTGTTTGACAATGATACCATCAAATCTCCTTATCAAGATGGTGGTTATCAATATGCCATTATTGGTGGTTCTGGGACTGGGAATAGTATTATATCTCCAATCTTTGTAGTGATAGATAAAGAAAACCCTGAAGATTTTTATAAATATTATAAGCCTTGAAAAGGAATGAAAAAATATTACTAGGTAGTTGGTTACTAATGCTTTTTAGTATTCTTCTTATTGTAATGACTTTATCTAGTTGTAATGGTGGTTGGGCAATAGCTGGAGTAGATATTTCTCCAACAGATTCTATTAAGACAGACTTTATGATTATAACAGATCAAGACAGTACAAAGCATTGGTATATAAGAACAACTATTCAAGGGGGAATATTAGTTGGTGATAATTGGTGTCATAGGCATGAGCGTTGGGAAAAAGTAGAGAAGAAGTGAGTGAGAAGCCCAAGACATACAGGTCATATGGGATGGCAAAGATTGATGATAACTTTCGTATTAGTCTTAACATTAAGTGGCTTGGGCAAATTATTGTGGCAGTTGCTTTTATTGTGCTGGGCTACTTACGAATTGAAAATAGACTTGCAGAACTTGAGCGAGGAATGGAACTTGCTGATACCAGAATTACAGAGCTTGTCGATAAGCACATGAAAGAAGAACAAAAAGAAAGAGAAGCTATGGAAGAGCGTATATCGTTCTTTGAAAAAGAATTAAATCTAAATCCATTTAGTTGGAAGAGGAAAAAGAAATAGTGGTGGATTTTTTAGCAATATACTCAGAAGCAGGTATGATAGGAGTAGTTGGTGCTATGTTTGTTTTTATGGTGTACTCCATGAATAAGAGAGGCAATGAGCAAGCATCTGCATTAAAAGATTTAGAAATAGAAAATAAGGGACAATCTGAAACCTTAGAAAATATGGAAGGTATGGTTATTAAGCTTATAAATAGATGGAATCAATCAGATGATAAGCTTGATAGAAAGTTTGATGCATTAAATAAAGAGATAAATGATTTAGACAATCAAGTATCAGAAATCAAAGGAAGTCTTTCACGAGTAAATGGAAAACATTAATGGATAGTTTAAAAGTAGCGTCAGCAAGTTTAATGAATTATGGATTATCATTGGCAGAGGTAAGCTTATTTCTGCAATGCGTAGTGGCAGTAATGACAATAATCTATTTAGCATATAAGATAATAAGAATAAGGAAAGTATAATATGTTTGCAAAAATGATGACTGAGTGGTTATTAGATGATGAAGTAAAAGGCGATTTAATTAGTCAATTAAATAAAGAAATTGACATTCCTTTTATAAATGAAAAAACAGAAGAAAAGCTTTTAAATGCATTATGGAAAATCATATGTGCAGTTATTGGCAAAAAGTTGGGTGCTTAGTGCCAAAGTTTGGTAAAAGGTCACGCAGTAGGCTAAAAGGGGTGGATCCTAAATTAGTTAATGTGTTAAATGAGGTAGTAAAATACTTTGACATAACGGTGATAGAGGGGTTAAGATTGCAGTCGAGACAAGATGAATTAGTAGCTCAAGGCAAGAGCAAAACTAAATTCGGTAAGCACGTACTTGGCAAGGCTGTAGATATAGCCCCATACCCTATAGATTGGGAGTCACGAGATGACTTTCATTATCTAGGGGGATTCGTTCTAGGTATCGCTGCAAAGATGGGCGTAGATGTCCGTTGGGGAGGCGACTGGAGTGATTCGAGTCTTAGTAGAGGAGCAAGAACCACCAAAGATAATAACTTTGATGACCTTGTTCACTTTGAACTAAAAGACTAAAACATGGGAGTTACAGTTGAAAATCAAACACAGAGTGGTTGTCTTTCCAGACATTCACTTTCCAAATCACGATAAGAAGGCATTTGCATGTGCATTAAATGTATTAAAAGAAGCAAAGCCTTCTGCATTTTTACTATTAGGGGATACCATTGATGGTGAATCAGTTAGTCATTGGCAATGGTCAAAGAAGAAAAGACCACCTCTTGAATATCAATTACCAGCTATAAAAAAAGAAATTGAAGAAGGAAACAAAGGACTTGATGAAATTGATGAAGTTTTACAACTGGTACAATGCAAGAAAAAGATTTTTGCACAAGGAAATCACGAACTCTGGTTTGACAACTTTGTCGAAGAAAATCCCTACTTAACCCAGTATGGATCAAGAAAAGCATTTAAGTTCGATGAGAGGGGCTATGAGTGGCATAAATATGGAGAAGTATTTAGAGTACTTGGAAGCAAACTCTACGCATATCACGGGGGGCATTACATGGGTGTCTCCCACGCAAGAACCCATGCCTTACAATTGGGATGCAACGTTATCTACGGGCACACTCATGACTGCCAAAAAGCAACCATCCAACACATTGATGGAGCACATATGGCACATTCAATGGGATGTTTAACTGATATGACGAAGAGTTATTTAAAAGGTAGACCTACTAATTGGAGTCACAATGTGGGTGTAGTAGATATAATGTCTAATGGAAATTTTAATCTTATGGTACATACAATAAGTAATGGCTATACAACATATAACGGGAAATTAATTAGTGCCTAAACAACTTCATGAAATAAAACGATTTCAATCTGGGACAATAACAACTCCTTCTGACACAGACATTCCAGAAGATGCTGCTATTAGTAGTTTAAATATAGATGCAATGGCAGAAGATGGAGTTTTAAAAGGTGCGAAAAAAGATGCTCTTATTGGTGTAGCTTCAAGCTATACTCAAATTACTGGAGCATTCGATGTTGGAGTATCAATTTCAAATGGAGCAACCGAATTTAGTGTTGAAAATGGAGATGAACAATGGGATGAGGGTGGTAAAATTATTTTTAATGACACTTCTAATGTTACCCAAATATTGACTTTTTCACGTAGTAGTGGGTCTGACAGCATTACTAGCGTTTCTGGTTGGGTAAGTGGGGGTAGTTTAATTACCACAACCGTTATTTATAAATATGTATCTTCTAATATAAAAGCAGATAAGTTTGAATCAATAGATATTAATGGAGAGTATAATGGAGTCGTTTTTGATGATACAGATAATAAATTTAAAACAATAGATAATTTATCTAGAACAAGAGCTACTTCATCTAACTTATCATCGACAGCTGAAACGCATAGCGTTTTACCTTCTATGGTAAATAATAACAAGGAACTTCATATCGGCATGGGTGCTGGTGTAAATGATGTTCCTAGGTGGTGTGGTATAATATCACATGGTCAGTTTGGTGGCTCTGCTCCTTCAGGGTTGCAATTAAAAAACGCTAAATTATCTAGTCCAGTATCTTTTCCAAATTTTCATAAAGTAGTTAGTGATGGAACTCATATATATGGAATAGAATATGGTAGTTATATACTGTATAAATTAAGAATAAGTGACTATAGTGTTGTAGAGTCTAAACTTATAGAATCTGGAACATTACCGCAACTTAGTGCTATTGCATTAGCTAGTGATAACAATATATGGTTATTTGATATTGGCAGTAAGGTTTATTCTGGTTCCACTCCCAATACTCTAGGTTCTTGGTATAAAGTAAGTGTTTCAACTCTTGAAATTATTTCAAGTGGCGTTTTAACTATAAATAAAAGTACTAGTGACATGGTTGGATATGGTTATACAGGCGTTGGTAATACAAGAGCTTCTGGAGATAAGCCTGTTGTTACAGATATGATAGAAATAGGTAATTATATGTACTTCGGTTTAGCATCTGGGATTACAGGTAATGCTCAATATCTTGGAGACAAATTATGGCTATGTAATAAACTTACTTCTAGCTTTGTTACTGGAGCAACGGTACAAGCAGATATGAGAAGTATTGTAATGGCTGATGGTGAAACAGGTACAAATCCTAAAAAATGGGAATTAGGGTATACCAGTACTCCAATATATGCTCATGCAATTGTACCTCCAATATGTTTAATAGACCCTAAACATAGTAGTGATGAGTATTGTGGTGTTGTTATGGAGTGGTATAAAGCAGATGGTAGTACAAGTTTGCATAATGTTTCAGGTCAGGGTATACGAAATAAAGATAGTGGTTCAAGTGTAGAGGAAGTTGGACTATCTGTTATGAGTGTAAAATATGATAGTAGTACGTCTACTGATCCTGACAACTGGGCTTCTTATACAGTTGGTAGTGATACAGAAACTAGTAGTGGTAAGGTATTTGGTATATTTCAAAGTAGTGATAAATCTAAAATGATGTTTGCTTTTGAAAATAGCTCCACTTCAACTTTAACAGATTATCAACTTATTAATGCATATGACCATGACACTACTTACTCAGATCATCAATTAGATCCTAGAGCTTCTAATACATCTGAAGATATTAATCGAGGTGTAGTTTACTTTAAAAATAATAGTAGTAATTATGATTTTCATATATTTTCAGGTTCAGGAGTTGGTAGGTGGATGTCTTTAATTAACGATTCTAATGGAACCAGTGCTTACACCACTAGATTAGAAAACGCAATTGAGTTAGAATTAACTGAGAATAGTTTAACAAGTGGTACACATGCAGATAACAAAAAATACTATTATAAAGCTTCGTTTACTTATGATGGGTATCAGGAGTCTCCATTAGGAGACTTTACTTCAATTACCTCTACAGGAAAACAAGTACAGATAAAAGTTAATGTTCATAATGCATCAGTAATAAGTACAAGAGTTTCTCATATTAATATTTATATGGCTGATGGTGCAAGTGATACAATAGCACCAACTGGATTTTATAGGTATGTAACAAGATTAAAGTTAGATGCTTCATGGGATAGTGTATCTGATAATGCTAATTCACCAGATTGGGGTTCTTATTATACAAAATTATTTACTCACGCAACTGGATTAGGAGCATCATACGAAGCTAGGACTGGTATTTCTGAGGTAATAGATGATACTATCCCTCATTATTCATTTTCTACTGAGTTAAATAACCATCTATTTGTAAGTGGGTGTTATCATTCTGATATTGATGATACATCAAATTATCTATTTAAATCTAGACCATATAATTATAACCAGTTTAACTATATAAATGATTTCCTAATACTGCCTATATACCCAACTGCAATGGCTTCATTTAACAATCGGATATTTATATTTAATAATAATAACATACTAAGAATTGAACCGAATAGTTTATATGTAGAATCATCTTTTAAAGGTATTGGTTGTTTAGGACAAGATTCAGTTTTAGTAACAGAATATGGTATGTGTTTTGCAGATGAGCATGGTATTTATTTACACGATGGTCAGAAACCTAATAATATATCTATTCCTATCCTAAGAGGAGATAGTGTTTATAGTTGGGAAAATATTGATTCTTCATTTGTACCTAAGATTGCTTTTAATAATTATAATAAATCTTTCTTAATAACATTTAAAACATTTGCTTCAACATATTATACATGGGAATATAGTATACTAAAACAAAGGTGGGATTTGCAGAGATTGTTTTTGAGTCATGGTGGAAGTCAGGAGACCGCTGTTCCTAAAGATTTTATACTAAATAAAGAAGGTGATTTATTATGGAATATAAATGGTTCTTTTTATCATATTAATGGAAATGACACAGATAGAAAAAGTTGGGATTGGGAAAGTAAAGAAATAACTCTAGGTCGAGATACACAAAATAAATCTTTTACTAATTTTAGTTTAACTGGTAGTCCAAGTGGAAGTTTAGGTACAAATATAAATATAAAAATAGATAGTGGTACTGTAACAGAAACAAGTAATGATGAAGCTAGTGGTTATACTAATTTTACAATTTCTCAAAAAAAGGGAAAGAAAGCTCAGTGGATATTAGCCTCTCAAACTGGTATTGTAGATTCGTTAGGTGTTGTTTATAGGCTATTAAAAGCGAATGCTAGTAACTAATGGCAATATCTAAGAAGAAAGCAATATTATTAAATGATTTGGATATTCCACAGATCAATCTAGTTATATCAAAACTATATGACGATTTAAATGATGTAATTAACTCAGTTAATCAAGGCAATACCACAGAGTTAAAGAATTTTGTAAGTGGCAAATCAGGTGATATAAGATTATCTAAAATAAATGATGGTAGTTATGAAATACAAGGCAGAACTGACGAAGGATGGGTAAGCATGGCTATGACATTTAAGGATACAGAATGAGCACTAAATTAGATTTAAGAAGAAATAAGGGTTCTATGTTGAGCGTTCCTGACCCAGTTACAGGTGGGTCAGTAATGCGTGGAACATTTAATAACCCAGTTCAAATGAATACAGTTAACGCTGTAGGGAGTAATAACAAAGGAGTAAATATGTTACCAGTAATAGGTGGTATAGCAGCAGGAGCTGGTTTATTAACCAATTTATTTAATAAACCTCAAAATATAAATCAAGATTTTTCGTTCGATTTAATGAACTCAAATTACAATATGAATCCAGAAATGGGTACATCTATAGGTAATTTAAACAGACAAGGTAGCTTGTTAAATGATATGAGTTCACGGTATCAACAAACTTCTAGTGATTTTTTAGACCCTAATAGTTCTTGGATGCGAGGACAGAGAGCAAACTTATCTCAAGATATTGCAGATAATACAATGACTCAACAAAATATGCTAAATATGGCTTTAGCTCAAAGAGGAGTTGGAGGTAGTATCTCTAGTATGTTAAATGCTGCAACTGCTAATAGAGGTGGTGAACAATTAAGTAAGGGTTTTAACAATATAATGAACCAAGGTGTGGGGTATGCTCAAAATTTTGCTAATTTAGGATTAAATGCTATGCAAGCAGGTACTGGTGCTTATGGAGCTAGTGGTCAACTAGCTTCTGCTGCTGATGCTAGAACTTTACAAAATGAACAGTTCAACACTCAAAGTAGGAATGATTATAGGCAGTATTTAAAAACAGCAAACTATAATCAAACTCTTCAAAATCAAAATGCAGCATCTGCTTGGAGAAATAATTTATCTAATAATTTATTTAATCTTGCTGGTTCAGCATTTGGGATGGGAGTTTAATTATGATCATACCGCAAATGCAACAACGCTGGACAGGTTATAGTTCTGAGGGAAGTCGAAGCTTGTTAGATGGAGTACTTGGAGCAAGGAGAGCTGAAATAGCTGAAAGAGACTTAGCTATAAGACAAAAAGAGGCTGATGCTAGACTTGCAAAATTAAACTATGATATGGATAAGGATAAGAAAACTATAGCGGCAACTAAAGAAGCTTACACTCAGTTATCTGGTAGGTCTAAACAAAAAGAAGCAATACAAGATTTTAGAAGAAATATAGATAAGGGAGTTAAAGCGGAGCAAAACCCCTTAAGTATGGGATTTAAAGGTCTTTTAGATATGGCTACTAAATTCCAAATTTCACCTCATGTCCAATTGGGTAGATATGGAGCAAGTAAACTAGGTTTATTAGATAATCTAGGTGGCAAAACTCTTGGTGAGTGGTATGGTGATTACAGTGATACTGAAGGTCTAGAGGATAGGCTTACAGAAGAAGCTGGTGGTCTACCTACATTAAATCCTTTAGTAATTAATCCTTATTTAAATGACCCTCAATTAAGAGAGTTATACTTGCAAGAAATAGGTGGGGATGGAAAATATAATTTATTAAATAATGTAACAATTAAATAAGGGTGGTTTAGATATGGATTATTTAACTATAAGAAAACTAGTTGATGACTACAATAGAAATCCTGATAAGTACAATGATATGGAAGCAGAAACAATTGCTTTATTATCTAGGGAAACAGGTCAGAGATTTAAAAGACAATCAAAACCTATTCGCAAAGCTTTATATCAAGCTGGTGAAATGGCATCGTTTGGTTTATTGCCAGATAGTTGGGAACCACGTTCTAGAGGTCAAGATGTATTTGGTCAGACAACTATAGATAAGATAGCTAGTGGTGTTGGTATGGGTGCTGGTCTTGTAGGTGGATTAGGTGCAGCTGCCAAGGGTGCTAAAGGTGCTTATGGAATGACCAAGGGAATGCTAAGTGGTGGTAGTAAGGATGCTTTACGAAAAGTTCGTCAGAAAATGAGTCAAGCTGGTGTTAATATCAAGGGAAAGGTTGGTGATGTAGCTGGAGTTGTTGGAGCAAGTGCTGTAGGCAGGATAGGTTCTAATCTTGGTCAAGCTGGTAAATTATATGCACAAGGTGGAATGAATGTTGCTAGACTTCAAGGTATGAAAGCTGCACAGGCATTAGCTAATAGAACAGGTATACCTTACGAAACTGCAGTTAAGGTACTTCAGTATGGTGGCGGTGGAGCCGCAGCAATTGGAGTTGGTTCACAGTTACCTATATTTGAAGAAGATACTCCAAGTAACCCATTTTCTAGTTACTATAATTACCCAAAACTATATGGTAATGCTCCAGTAGAAGAAAGATATTTTAGTGACCCTAGAAGAGATAAAAAAATCCCTGGGGCAATGTACTAAGATTTGGCTAATTATTACGATGGCTTTAAAGTACAAAGCCTAATTAACACATACAGGTCTAATCCTGATATGTTCTCTGACGACCAGTTAGATGAACTAGAGCAACTTGCAGAGCAAAATGAAATAGGCTTTAAAAGAATAGAGTCTGATTTCAGTCTTAGACGTGGCTTACAACAGGCACAGGCTGGATTTATTGAAGGTCTTACTACGTTTGATCTTATTCCTAAAGAACCTCGCAATACAGGTGAGGCTATCTTTAGACAGCTTGGACATCTTGCTGGATTTGCACCAGCTATATTAAAAGCTCCATTGTCTGTATTTAAAAAGCCATTTGGTAAGACAGGATTATATCAAGCTATAGAATCTGGTATAGATACATTAGATGCAATGGCTCTTCCTATGATTGCATCACGTGGTACTAAAAGAGCAATGGATGTTGCTTTAAAGAAGTCAGGTGCAGAAACATTAGACTTCTTACGTAAAGGTGCTAAGACTAGAGCTATTACAGAAGAAGCATTAGGACTTGGTGTAGCTAGTGCAGTTAGTTCTATTTGGAAAGGTTCTGATATAATGGCTGATGCATTTATAGGTGGTGCTATAGCAGGTGGTGCATTTGGCGGTATAGGCAACTTTGTATCAGTAGGTAAGATGTATAAAGGGACTCCACAACAAATTGACACAGCTAATAAAAGATTGCGTGCTGGTGTTGCTTCAATGTTTATGGGTATACCTGCTACTTTAAGAGGTGAACCTACAGAAATGCAGATATATGAGTATTTACTAGGTGGGTTTTTTGGATATAATACTAGACCTGCACATGAAGCTGCAGCTGGTAAATGGTTAATGGGTAAGGAAAGATTTCTTAGAGATTCAAGAGATATAGTAGACCCAGAGCATAGGGCAAATGAAAATGGTTTCAACGAATTAAGCAATAAAACAAAAAAATATATTATAGATGAACACCCTATGCCAATGTTTAAGAACTCTGAAAAACTTGGAGGTTCTAATGGCTCTGCATTAGGTTGGTTGGAGCATCATTTTCCTGAAACAAACTGGACACAGGCTGCAATAAAGTATGGACAAAAGAATTATAAGGATTATGGCAAGGATAGGATTAAAGATGAAGGCAGGTCTCATGCGTTTTACAGGCTTAAAGCTAGAGCAGGTATAGAGAAGCATATTATTAAACAATTAGAGGATGCTGTAAGCAACTCAGAGTCTATTTATAATAGTCAACAATCAGATTTTACAGATGATGTTACACTTAAACGTGATCGTGTCAATCAGTTATCTGAACGTATGTATGCAGATATAAATAAAGAAATTTATACTGATATTGAATCCTTTAATAAAGTATTAGAAGGAGCACGTAAAGCAAGTTTAGGTAAAGATGGCGAGGCTCCACAGGTAGAAGTCTTTATTGAAAGAATGAGAAATGTATTAGGTGATAAAGTACTTGAAAAACATGAGCAAACATTACGCACTCATTGGCACAGTGATATAGAGCCACTTAGAAATGTACATTACGTAGAATTTAGTAGTCGTAATGGTGATACTTATGCAATATTAAGAACGGATAAAAATGCACAAGTAGGTATGGTATCCATTGGTGAACGCTACCACAAGCTTCCTTTAGAATATATTGGTTATGGAAAAGGATTTAAATTTCTTACTCATGGTATAGATAAAGATGGGAAGCCATTTAAAATACTTAAGCATAGAATTAATAAAGAAGGTAATGATGTCATATTTGAATTAGACCCAGACAATATAAAGCTTGTTCAAGATGCGTTACATAGTGAAGGCAAGTATATATATAGTGGTGTAAAAGATAAAGACTTTCTAATGACTGCTGATTATTTAGACAAGTTTGGGAATATTCAATTAACAAAAGAAATGTTATTTGATGCATTGTCTCAAGGAGACTCATTAAGATATAAGGCTATACGAGAATCTTATGAAAAATCACTAGAGATAGAGAAGTCTGTATTTGGTGAGAATAGTAATCATGAGCGTAAATGGATTTCTAATATTATGCATCATGCTATGAATAATAAATTAGCTACTAGAGATAATCCTAATCTATCGCAATTACATAGAATACTAGGCAAGGGATATGGTAAGAGCGTAGCAGACTTTAATAAAAGAATGCAGTTACTTGCTAATAGAATGACTCCTTTGTCAGGGCAAAGTTTTAAAAACACCAATCCAGATGGTTTAATGCGGGTTATGATAATACCAGATATTAAAACAACAGGAGAAAGCGATACTGATGGTGGTGTTATTGTTAGGCAAAAGTTTTTTGATGCTGGGTTAAAAGCTATTGGTCTTGATCCAAGGTCAGGTCATTATAAACCAGTTTTAGTTGGAACAACTAATTTAGGTGCATTAGCTACAAAATCTAATGGACAACGTGCAAATGATATGTGGAACAAATTTATGGAAAAAAACAATGTTGATTTTCTTGTATTTGATAGTTCTGCAAAATTAAGAGGTGAGCATAAAACAAGTAATATTGAATATAAAAAGAGTTGGTTAAGAAATAAAGATGGTGCCAAAACTGAACAATATGAATTATTTACTAAAGACCCTTTAAATATATATGAATTTCCAATAGAAAATCTCCAATTAAGTACGGGTACATTTGAAAACATTAGTAAATCTATTAAGGGTGAGGAAATTCCAATACAGTTTTATGGTCAGTCTAACGAAATACAATCTCCTGAGTTTTTTAAAGAGTACTACAAAGAAGTAATAGAGCCTTCTTTAGCTGGAACTGCTAGAGGCAGAGAGCTTGTTAGGGCTTTTAGAAAAAGTGGTGAGAAAGACATTGAAGGTTTTTTAAAGATAATGAACGAGAGTGATTTAGGTGTTATGGAAATACCATTTGAATTTGTATCGGACTATTTAATTAAAAATCCAGAAACAAAAGTAGCTTCAATGTTTATGGACAAATTAAACAAGTTAGATAAAGAAGGATTTTTTGATAAAGATTTTGAGTTTGATACAGATGCAGACTTCAGTCAATTTCACTCAAACAATAAAATACTAGCAGAGGCAATGCGTGGAACATACCTAGCACGTAATGTTCTATTTAAAAATAATTGGCACAATGCATTTAAAAAGTATCTTGTGCGTAGGTTTTCTAATCCATTTGTAGAGCATGGTGGTAAGTCTTGGTTAAAAGCATTTACGCCAGACCAAATGATGTATGCAGATATAGACCCTGCAAAAAAGACAAGAAAATTAAGACAAGGTGAGTTGTATTTAGACAACCACTTTAAAAGGATGGTTATAAATACAAAATACCTACCTAAAAAAGATTTAGAATTAATTTTATTAGAGAGGAAATCAGATGGTAAACAAACTGATTTGGTGGCTGGGAACGAGCGAGTCACGTTGGGCGAAGCTTGGATGCAATATCGTAGGGCACATTCCAAGGGAATTTCCAAAGCGGATATGGCAAAGTGGAATAAAACCTTTGCTCTTACAGTCATTCGTACTCCTGCTGATAGCATGTCTGGTACACGTGTCTTACGCTTTAGGGGTTTCACGGGGCAGAGAGGAGCTGGATCGTTCACGCACCACAAAGACAATGCCTACCTTGGAGGAGCAGACAAAGACTCTGATAGTATAAAAATATTTCAAGGTTTATCTAAGAACTTAAATGATAGGTTTAAAAAGATAAGTGATGAAAGAAAGCATTGGAGCAAGGATGGGTATCAAGAAAAAATTGAAAAAGAATTTATTGATAAAGATATAGGCGAGAATGAATTACAAAGATATAAAGGATATAAGTTAAGAGAAGGCGATAAGGGGTATAATGCTAATAAAGATTTAGAATATCAAATGTTTATGTATTCTCCAGCATATAGACATAAGGTAGCAGAAGGTGCTTCAAAAGGTAAGGGTGGGTTAGGGTATGGACTTTCTGCAAAGATAGTTATGCAGAATTGGATGGATTTTATAAAAGCTAAAGGTGGGGAGTATCAATTTGAGTTTACAGGTAGAGATGGAAACCCATACGCTGTTATAGTAAGATTAAAAGATGGTTTAAAGTATGGACAATCAAGAGACCAATATTTTAGAGATTTAGGGACTCTTATTGTTAATAAGTCTGCTGACGCTAGTAATGACCCTACTGTTGTATCTTATCCTAATTTTAGAAAGATGTTATTTGATTCTGTATTCGAGACTAAGCTTTTTAGTAAAAAGACAGATGCAGAAATAGAAAAATATTTTGGCTATAAGGAAATAAATGACTGGGGTAATAATTCTGTTTTAGCTGCTATAAGAGATGCAATCAATGTAGCAAAACCACGATCTAGACCTAAGTCTATTCGTAATGAAAAAATTTCAAAGTTTATAGACCCTTATAATCCAAAAAACTTTACAATAAATAAAAAGTTTGAGGATTTAATAGGTCTTAGAGTTGGTGAGCGTGGCATTGTTAATATAAGAGATGTTAATTACAATATAAGAAGAGTTTCAGATAGGGATGGAAAGCTTTCATATACGTTAAATAAGTTTAATGTAAGTGATAGTATGGACTTGTTTGATATGGCACATTCTATTAACTCTATAAAAGAAAGAACATTTTTTGAAGGCAATCAAATAAAGTCTACAATATTTAATCTTGTTGAGAAGATGAACGAAGCTGGAATTAATTTAGAAAATCTACAATTTTCTCAAATATTAAAATCATATGAATTATTATATAACAACCTCCCTATTAAAAAAGGAGTAGAGGGTTTAAAAAGTTACTCAACAAAAGAAATAAATGAATTTGTAAATAAACATTTAGATATATTAACAGAGAACATGAATTTTATTAGTAAGGGGAACTTAGATAAGTTAAAACTTGATAGTGATATAGGTTCAGCACTTGATTTTATTGGTAAGGGTTATGGAAATCTTGCTGCAATAGAATTGCTTAGTAAAAATTTTATAGAAATACATAAGGGTTTAGAGTCTAAAAATATCAAAGGTGATATAATATCCAAGCTTATTCCTGAAATTAATAAGTTAAGTAATGACATTAAAAAGAGCTTAATGTCAAGAGTTAATCAAGATAGAGATGGAAAAATACTTGCACTAGATGCTTTAATAAATGGTGGCAATAAGAAGCTTACTGAATTAGCTATGAAAAATAAAATAAATCCAGAATTATTATTGAATTATTTTCATACATTATTATTAAGCCCCATAACTAAAGAAATGCAAGGTAGAAGTAAGTTTCCTGTAGTAAATCATTATAAGGATATACATAGTTCTGAACAGATACCTTTTAAAACAAAGCGTGATTACTATCAAAAAATTGAAGAATTATTTGAACGTACTCGAACAGAAGCAGAGGTCAATCTAAAAGTTGAGCCTATAGATGTTGTTCTTGATGTAGAAAAGCGTAGAAACGAACCTATTCTTAAAACTATTAATGAGGTTATTGATTCAGATGCAATAGAATTAATGGCAATCAATGATCATCAAGTTAAGGAAATTAAAAAGTTTAGAAAAAACATGGAAGAGCATCGAGTCATGTCTGAGAATTTTGAGCAATGGTTTGAGTACTTTACTAGTATATTATCTGGTGGGATAAAGCCACGAGAAGCAACTACAATTAAATTTGACGATATTGTGGCAATTAATAAATATATAGAAGGTATACGTGACCCTTATAATTTAGAATTTAAATTAAAGTATTGGCACTTAGACCATCGTTTTGTTGATGAAAAGCTATCTACTAAAGGTATGGTAAAAATGTATTACCAATATCATGCTCCAGTACAAACAATTAAAGGTTTAAAAACTAAACCTATCTATAGTTTTACTTCCCCTATAGGTGCGATTGGTAATTATTTACACAAAGCAGAAAGGTTTATTACAAAGGATATGTCTTTTGCAGAAAAAGACTTAATTCCTATAAATAACTTTCTAAAGAAGTATACAAATACTGAACAACTTAATATAATGGAATCCTTATTTAAATATAGAGAAGAAGGGTATAAACCTCCAGATGCTAAGTCATTAAAAGAATTAGAAATATTAGATAACCATGTTACTAAGTTTTTTGAAAAAATGGGTGATAAATGGATATATACTAAAGATCAGTATGGAGTTAGAGTATCTAATAAAGATGGTAAGTGGGAAATGGATAAGGATTATGATAGTTGGTATAAAGAATCTAAAGGTATTCTTAATAAGTATATGCGTTGGGACAAAGATGGAAAATTTGACCACAAGCATTTTAGATTAAATGTTATTGAAAAGAATTTAGAAACACCTGAAGTTATTAACTTAATTGGAATTGATGGTATTAAGAGGTATCAGTTTGAACACAAGTTAGAAAAAAATATTCAAAAAGATATAGAAAATAGTAAGAAACCAATTGATTCAAAAGAATATCGACTAAATAAGAGAAAGTTATACAGAGGAACAGGTGTAATAAATCCTTCTGAATATATGCCTCATTTAAATTTTGGCTATAATCAAGGTGCTAGAAGAAGGATGAGCAATTGGATTTCTAAAGAGTCTAATAAAAGGTATGCTGAAAAATATGAAGATTTAATAGAGTCAGGTATTAAAGAAGAAAAGGCAAAAGAAATTGCTAGGGAATATTCTGAGAGATGGAGATTTAGGATGGAGAATCGTGGGATGAATGCAGGAGAGTTCTTTACATTAAATGAAATAATGCGTTCTGATGTAGGTAAAATAGAAACTAAAGATTTAGAATCCTCAGTAGATGAACAGGGTTCAAATCCTGCTCCATTAAGAAAAAGAACTAAAGGTATTGATGGCGATTATATGGAAGGCTATGATAAAAGACCTACTTTATTAGCTGAGTATATGAGCAAAGTAATTAGAGGATATTATAAAAATGCTGTAGCTATTAAAGGTCAATACGAAATAGATAACATGCTATATCGTATGAAAGATTACAAAGTATCTCATGCAGAATTAAAAAAATTAAAAGGAAGTAAATACAAAAGCTATCCAGAAGTTTGGGCAGATTATATCAGGCTGTACCTGCAAAGTATTTTAGGACACCAATCTTATTTTAGTAAGGGAATGATGGAAGGAACCGATCCATTGATGCTTAAAAATAAGAAAAACTTGTTCTATTTAACGTCTGATGAAAACATGATAAGAGGATATGAGAAACTATATCAACGCAAAGGTTGGAAACCTCCTTTTGTTAAAAACGCTCCTTTGGATAAGAAAGCACGGATAGAGTACTTTAGTCGTAAAATACACGAGTTTGGTAGAATGGAGGCACAGTATCAATTAATGAGTTTACTGGCTAATACGGGAACGTGGGCTACCAACATCTTTAGTGGAAATGCAATGACAGCTGGTAGTGCTGGTGTAAGAAATTTCTTTAATGTATTTAGTGATAAAAAGATATACAAGTCTTTGTTATCTGATGTTAATGGTAATCCTGTTGTTAAACTAAATAATGGTAAATACGCTAAGAATAAAAAAGATTTATTAAAGTATCTTG